ATGCCTTGGGGGTGCCCCCTCACCCTTCGATGCGGCACCCCCAAGGCATAGGGCCGATCTCTCCCCGGCATTTTCCACATTCCACGAGGAGTGATTGCGGTGCCTCGTAAAGCCCTCTCCGTAGTGAGGTCTGGACATCCAGCGAGGCCACCGGCCCCCACCCGTAAGCCGACACTCACCGAGGCTGCCGAGTCCGGTAACCGTCGCGCGCTGCTGGTGTCGATGCGGGACCGGATAGCGACCACGGTCGAGCGTCCTGACTGCCCGCCCCGTGACCTCGCGGCGCTGACCCGTCGCCTGACGGAGCTCGCGAAGGACATTGAAGTGATCGACCTGGCTGACAAGCAGGAGGCGGAGCGCGGTGGTCCGGTCTCCGACGAAGCCTTCGACGCGTCGGTTATCTGAGGTCACCCGGCACCTCGTTCTGCCATCGGGCATCGTTTCGACGGGCTGGCCGGCGGTCGAGGCGAAGTGCCATGAGTGGGGCGACGAGTTCGACGCCTGGCAGTCCGGCGGCGGCCGGGTGATCCTCGGCAAGCGCGCAGGCGGTCTGTATGCGGCCACGGTTGGCGGCATCGGCCTGAGCATCCCGCGGCAGGTCGCCAAGACATTCCTCGTCGGGCGCATCGTCTTCGCGCTGTGCGTGCTGTTCCCGGGCCTGCGGGTGCTGTGGACGGCGCACCACACAGCGACCCTTGCCAACACGTTCCGGTCACTGTCAGGGTACGCGCGCCGCAGGCTCGTGGCGCCGTACATCAAGACGACCCGGCGCGGCAGCGGCAAGGAAGCGATCGAGTTCGCCAATGGCTCGGTCATCTACTTCGGCGCCAGGTCGCAGGGCTTCGGACGTGGCTTCGACGAGATCGACGTCGAGGTCTTCGACGAGGCGCAGATCCTCGACGAGAAGGCGCTCGAGGACATGGTCGCGGCGACGAACCAATGTCGGCACCCGCACGGCGCGCTGCTGTTCTACATGGGCACCCCACCGCGGCCGACAGACCCGAGCGAGCCGTTCAAGTTCCGCCGCAGGAAGGCGCTGGCGGTCGAGGCGGCGCAGGCGCGGGGTGAGCACGCGGAGTCTGACGCTCTGTGGGTGGAGTGCTCGGCGGATCCCGACATCGGTCGTCCGGGCGGACCTGCGCTGGACGACAGGGCGCAGTGGCGGAAGGCGAACCCGTCCTACCCGCTGCGCACGCCGCTGCCGTCGATGCTGCGGCTGCGGGAGAACCTGCCGAGCGACGATTCGTGGCGTCGTGAGGGCATGGGCGTCTGGGATGACGACAAGACGACCGCGCCGTCGGAGATCGACTGGGATCAGTGGGCCGCGCTGGCGACTACCGCGCCCCCGCTGGATGGCCGGGTGGCCTACGCGGTGCGCTTCTCTGCCGATGGTGCGCGGGTGGCCCTCGCGGCTGCGGTGCGCCCCTTGGTGGGGGTGCCTCATGTGGAGCTCGTCAGGGTCCGCGACATGTCCGCCGGCACGGGGTGGCTGGTCGACTGGCTGGTCTCCCGGTGGCGTGGTGCGGCGCGGATCACAGTGGACGGCAAGGCTGGCGCCCGCGCGCTGGGGAGCTCGTTGCGCGAGGCGAAGATCCCGGCGCGGGGGCTCCACACCCCCACGACGGACGAGGTGATCGCGGCTCACTCGATGATCGCTGAGGCGATCCGGTCGGCGTCGATGTCGCACTTCTCACAGGAGCCGCTCGACTCCGCAGCGCGCAATGCGGGCCGACGGTCGATCGGCACCGCCGGCGGGTGGGGGTGGAAGTCGTTGTCGCCCGACGTGGATGTGACGCCGCTCGATGCGGCAACCCTGGCGCTCTACGCAGTGGCGACAGGCAAGCGCGGCGCGGGTCGCAAGGTCGGCGCGGGACGGAGAGGGGTGATCTTGTGACAGATCAGATCGCTCTCCCAGGACTCTCGGACGACGAGAGCCGGACGCTGAACTGCCTGCTCGAGCAGCTCGAGCACAAGGCGTCGAGGAACCTGCTGCGTGCGTCGTACTACGACGGGAAGCGCGCGCTCCGACAGGTCGGGACGATCATCCCGCCGCAGTATTACCAGCTGGGCATCGTGCTGGGTTGGTCCGCGAAGGCTGTCGATATCCTCGGCCGCCGCTGCAACCTGGACGCGTTCGTGTGGCCCGGTGGCGACCTGGACTCGATCGGTTTCCGCGAGACGTGGGAGGCGAACAGCCTCGGCAGCGAGATATCGTCCGCGCTGATCTCATCCCTGATCCACGGCACGTCGTTCCTGGTGAACACCCGCGGCGACGAGTCTGCGGGCGAGCCGGCCGGGCTGATCCACGTCAAGGACGCGATGAGCGCGACCGGCGAGTGGAACGCACGCGGCCGCCGCCTGGACAACCTCCTGTCGATCACCGGCCGTGACGACGAGGGCAAGCCGAACGCGCTAGCCCTGTACCTCGACGGCGTCACGATCGTCGCTGACCGCGACAGCAGCGGGTGGCAGGTGGAGCGCACCGCGCATCCGTGGGGCGTGCCCGCTGAGCCGCTGGTCTACAAGCCGCGGGTTGGGCGGCCGTTCGGGTCGTCGCGGATCTCGCGGCCTGTCATGAGCTTGCACGACCAAGCGCTGCGAACCGTGATCCGCATGGAGGGTCACGCGGACGTCTACAGCTTCCCCGAGATGTGGATGCTTGGCGCCGACGAGTCGATCTTCAAGAACGCGGACGGGACACAGAAGGCGTCGTGGCAGGTCATGCTGGGCCGGATCAAGGGCATCCCCGACGACGACGACCAGGCGACCCCGCGCGCGGACGTGAAGCAGTTCGCCGCGTCGTCGCCGCAGCCGCACATCGACCAGCTCAAGCAGCAGGCGCAGTTGTTCTCGGGCGAGACGTCGATCCCCCTGTCCTCGCTCGGTGTCTCCGACATGTCCAACCCGACGTCGGCGGATTCCTACATCGCGTCCCGTGAGGACCTGATCGCTGAGGCTGAGGGTGCGACGGACGACTGGGCGCCGCCTCTGCGCCGGGCGCTGACCCGCGCGCTGGCGATGGCGAACGGCAAGTCGACGGTGCCGGCGGAATGGGCGTCGATCGACGCGAAGTGGCGCTCCCCGGTGTACCTGTCCCGTGCGGCGCAGGCCGACGCTGGCATGAAGCAGATCACTGCGATCCCGTGGCTCGCCGAGACCGAGGTCGGGCTCGAGCTGCTGGGTCTGGACGAGCAGCAGATCAGGCGGGCGCTGGCCGACAAGCGCAGGATGGGCGGCTCTGCGGCTCTGCGGGCGATCACTGACGCCGCGGCTGCTGGGCGTCCGGTGGTGACCAGTGCCAACGCTAACGGCGGCGCACCGGCGTGACCTCGCCGAGCTGACGGGGCTCGCTCAGAAGGATCTGACCCTGATCTGGCGAGAGTTCAACACGGCCACGGCTGCCCGCGATGGGCTGATCGAACTCCTGCCTCGGCTCGTGTCGATCTACGGCAGCGCAGCGTCCACGTTGGGCGCCGACTGGTACGACGAGATGCGCGCCGCAGCGAAGGTCAAGGGGCGGTTCAGGGCGATCCCTGCCGAGTTGCCTGACATCGGCCGCACGGACGCGCTCGCCCGCTGGGGTGTGAGTCCGCTGTTCAGCGCGACACCGGATTATGCGTCTGCCTTGACGCTGGTCTTTGGTGGGCTGGAGCGAATCGTCTCCAATGCCGACCGGGAGAGCGTCACCGGCTCATCCGTGGCTGATCCGCGGGCTCGCGGGTGGCAGCGGGTCGGATCAGGTGCCAGCTGCGATTTCTGCTCCATGTTGCTCGATCGAGGCGCGGTCTATACCGAGGCGACCGCCGACTTCGAGACTCACGACCACTGCAACTGCAGCGCGGAACCGGTCTTCGAGTAACCCACAGACAACCCCTCACGGGGCCAAGCGCAACGGCTGCGCTCAAAGCCGGGAGCCACCACTCCACACGGAGGAGCACCATGCCCGACGACGCCAGCACAGCAGCCGCAGCGGAAGCCGCAGCAGCAGAAGAGGCAGCGGCCAACAAGGTCGCGGAGACATTCACGCAGGAACAGGTCAACTCGTTCCTTGCGGAGCAGAAGCGCAAGATCGGCAACGTCACGGAACTCAAGGCCGCAGCTGTTGAACTGGCCGCGATCAAAGAGGCCCAGAAGACCGACGTGCAGAAGACGGCGGACCGTCTCGCTGCTGCTGATGCCGAGATCGCCAAGATCCCGGCGAAGGTATCCGAGGCGCTGCGAGCACACCTCGTGGC